GCACAACCTAGACTATCTGTAGCTAACAAGTTATTTAACGCTATGGACTTAGACTTGAAATTTGAAGCAGTTAATAAATTGGGTGTTTCATAGGTATTAATCAACCCCTGCTATTCTTGGTGGGGGTTTTAATTTTTTTATTATGACTTGGAACGATATTAACCTTTACCAGTATCAGCAAATAATTGAAGCTAACAAAATAGAGCATCCTATTGATAGAATAGATAGGCTTATAGGTGTAGTAAACAACTGGACTGCTAACCAAGTAAATAGCTTATCAGTAGAAAAATATAATGAGGAAGTTAAAAAGCTATCTTTCTTAGACAATGAACCAGACGGAAAGCCAGTTAAGTTTATAGACGTAAACGGCAAAAGGTACAAGTGCGTTTATGACGTGAGGAGGATGCCTAGTGCTAGGTATATAGAATCTAAAGTATTCCAGACAGACTTAATACCTAACCTGCACAAGTTAGCAGCTAGTATGGTTATCCCTATGAAGAAAACTATATGGGGATGGAAGGAAGCGGAATATGATAGTATCATGCACCCAGTTTACGCTGAAGATATGTTAGAAGCTAAATTTAAAGACATATACCATTCCATTGTTTTTTTTTATCATGTATATCGGATTTGGATAGAGGTTTCAAAGGGTTATTTGATGAGCCAGTTGCAGATGCAGGGAGTGAACCAGTCGGAAAAGGCTCTAGCAGATTTGTTGAGTATTATGGATGGCAGTATAGCACCACACAAGTTGCAGAGTACTATCGTATCACGCTTAACGAAGCATATCAACTACCAGCCATAGAGTACCTAAACGCACTCTCCTATTTGAAAGCCTATAGGGATTATCTTAGATAATCTCTTTTTTTTTGGGCATTTATAGGAGTGAACAAGCAACAAGCACAATTCATAAGGGAGCAGTTTTTAGCAAGATTTAAAGACCAGTATAATAGGGTAGATATTAATGCTTTACCTATACTGGAACAAATACTTGCACAAGCAGGTTTAGATTTTAATGATACTATCAGAAGAAACCTAGAGAAGGCTAATGCTATTAGTACGGGTGCTTTAGCAGATGTATCAGCACCACAAGTAGAAGCTACTGGTAGCGGTTACACTCTATCGGTAGGTTACCCTTTAGGCTCTAAACAAATGGAGTACTATGATTTTGTCAACAAGGGTGTTGCTGGTGTAGGAGGTAAGAACGCTAAGCCTAAAAAGAATTCTGGTGATTATAAATTCAAGTCTAAGTTCCCAAATAGGAAGATGGCTGCTTCTATCTTTTCATGGCTGAATAAGGCTAGGAAATCAGTTATAACGGATAGGGTAGATTTATCTGGAGTGCAGAGGAAAAGAAGAAGATTAGCAACAACTTTAAACGAAGCAGCTAATAAGAAGCGGTTAGCTTATGCTATTTCATCTGCAATTAAGAGGGATGGTATAAAAGCTACCTATTATTTTGATAGGGCAATTACAGAAAACTTTACACAAGATTTTAAAGACGCTTTGAGTGTGGCTCTTGGCGGTGATATTATTTTACAAATAAGGCAATATGGCAATAACAATAGTAACTAGTCCTCCTGCGGATAGTTGTATAAATGACAATATATGGGTAACTGCTAGTTCTACCAATTCTGGTACAACTAACTTTAAGTTTGTATTTGACATAGTTATAGGAGGAACAACTGTTTCAAGGAGTAAGGTATTTCCTAATCCTAGTGATAGTTATGGTTATTTTAATACTGCCCCTATTGTTAGGAATTATGTAAGTAATTACTTTGAGCCTAGTGGTTCTTCTATTCTAGTTCAATCTGGTGGAGATTGGGCAGTAGCCTATCAATTACAAATAAGAGAAGAAGTAAGCGGAGGTATTAATGTTCTTCCAGACGCTTCGGCTAGTTATTCAGCTAAAAACTTCTATTATCCTTTATACGCTGATTTGTATTCTAGTGGTTCTGTAACTTTAGATAATGTTTATAACATAGCTTTAGATAAGTACACAGACGATTTCTTAACCGAAAGGGATTTAACTAATGCCCAAAATAAATACGGAAATAAATTCTTTATCAGTTACTACAAATATGAGGGATTAAATGAAACGGCTTATGTTAGAACGCTAGACGCTGCAGGTAATATAGTTGCTTCACATAATGCAGCTATAACTTTATCTAGTTCTTACAATATGTTTAACTTATCTGCTTCAGCTATTAATACATGGGCAGGTTCTACACTAATCACAGAAAACACATACGCTTATGAGTTCTATATTACTAATGGAGTTGGAAATTCCAGAGTATTACGAATCTACCATGACTGCTCCAAAAATGGTGGAAACTCTGTACACTTCCTCAACCGCTTGGGAGGATATGATAGTTTCTTTTTCGGTGGTGTCAACAGAAACTCTGTAAGCAACCAGAAGCAGTTTTATAGACGAGCAGACTGGCAAAGGACTAGCGGTGCTATGCGACCTTATGACGCTTTTAATAAGTATAACGAAACTAAGATAGCGTTTAGCATTTCGCAAAACAATAAAATAAGTTTAAAGAGTGATTGGGTTAACCAGATAGACTATACTTGGTTAGGGCAGCTAGTAAATAGTTCTAGCGTTTACCTAGATGTACAAAATATGTACATCCCTATGTACATAACTACTAGCGATTACGAGTATAAACTCTTGAATGTAGACAAAGTATTTAACCTAGAAATAGAAGCAGAGATACCTAAAACCATAAATAGCCAGTTTAGATGAGGACTGAAATTTATATAGAAAACCAAAGGCTAGATATATCAGAGGACATAGATACAGATTTTACCTATGCAATAGACGATATTAACGATTTCGGCTCTAAGAATACTAGCTATTCTAAAACCATTAGGGTAGCAGGTAACGGAAACAATAACGCTATTTTCGGGAATGTATTTGATTTAAACAATGCTAACTTTTCTAGTGAAGATGCTCCTAACGTAGGAGTTAACTATAACGCTAGTAAAAACGCACAATGCAGGATTTTTATAGACGGGATACAGATTTTTAAGGGTGCTTTACGAATATTGGAAATTATCAAAGAGGGTTCTGCTTTATACTACGAATGTTCTGTAGTAGGTGATTTAGGTGGTTTTATGACTGCTCTAGGAAATAAGAAACTTACTGGTAATGAAGATGAAGCAGACGATTTAGACTTCTCTGATTATAACGTAGCATGGAACTTTACAAATATCACAAATAGTTGGGATAGCATAGATGGAAGCGGTTTATACTTTCCTTTAATTGATTATGGAAATACATCTACTAATAAAGTAGATTTTAATTATACTGCTTTTAGACCTGCTTTATATGTAAAAGAAATCCTACAGAAGATTCAGCAAAGTTCTGGTTATACTTGGGAGTTTCCTTTACTAGATACAGACCTAATGAATAGGCTGGTTATTCCTAATAACCAAAGAATAGTAAACAAGGTATCTAATACGGCTTTTAATTCTAACTTTAATACTACCCTAACATCTGCACAATTCTTACCGATTACGGTAACTACTGCAGGAAGTTTTACGGGTAGCAATCCTATTACCTATACTGGTAGTACTAATGTTTTTAACATATCATGTAAGCCAGTTTTACAAGTTAAATCTCCTACTCCAGTAGCAGCTACCTTTTATTTATATAAAGGTGCGACTATTTTAAAGCAGGTTGATTTATACGTTACTAATAACACCCAGACTTACACAATAGACCTTTCGGTTAATAATGTTGAGTTAGCAAGTACTAACCAACTATCTGTGCAGGTTAGCACTAACGTAACCCAATATCAGTTGTTTTCTGGTGAGTTTAAATTAACAACTGCAGTAAGTACAGAAGTAGCGGTTATTTATGATGAGGTTCTAGATGTAAACCAATGTATACCAAGAGGGATTTTTCAAAGGGATTTCTTTATAAGCATTGCTAAGTTATTTAATCTTTATATATACGATGACCCAGTAGAGGAGAAAAAGATTATAATAAAGCCTTATGTAGATTTTTATAGCGGGGATATTATAGACTGGACTAATAAAGTAGATAGAGAAAAGACTTGGTCTATAAAACCAATGAGTGAGGTAAAGGCTAGGTATTATCAGTTCAAGTATAAGCAGGACAATGATTACTACGCAGAAAACTACAGAAAGAAATTTAACGAAGGATACGGAGATTACATATTTGACACAGAATTTGATTTTGTAAAAGATACAGAAAGCACAGAGGTTATATTTGCAGGAAGTGTTTTATACCAGCTACAAGGAACAGATAAAGTATTCCCAGCTATTTATAAGTTAAGTTCTTCAGCTACAACAGAAGACCAAATGGATAGTATTATTAGAATTATGTTAGCTAAAAAAATACCAGATAGGACTTCTTATAGAATAAAAAATAATGGAGTTAATATAGGTACTGCACTAACCAGTTACGGTTATGCTGGTCACCTTGACGACCCATTTGACCCAGCAGAAGACATAAATTTTGGAGCACCTAAAGAAATTTACATACAAGCTACTAGCTATCCTACAACTAACTTATTCAATGCCTATTATTCTGGATATATGGCAGAGATTACAGACAAAGATAGTAAGCTACTTGCTTGTAATGTTCTTTTAAATTCGTTTGATATACAGAGCCTAGACTTTGCAAAGTTTGTTTATATAGACAACGTTCTTTATAGACTAAACATAGTAGAAAGCTATAACCCTATAAACTACACAACAACTAAAGTAGAACTTTTAAAAGTAATTGATAAATGAGTGAACAATTAAACTATAAGGTAAACGTAGATACTGACCAAGCGGTTGAAAATGTAGATGATTTAAATAAAAGTATAGATAAAACCAGTAAAACTACACAACAAGCACAGAAAAACGCTAAAGCTACTGCTGGTGCTTTTTCTTCTATTGGTTCTACTCTAAAAACATTAGGTGTAGTTAGTTTAGTATCAAAAGGATTTGAGTTTTTTACACAGATATTAGGCAAGAATCAGAAGGTAGTAGACTTCGTTAGTACATCTGTTAATTTTTTAACTGGTGTATTTTCAGACTTAATTAACTTTCTAGTAAATAATGTTGATACAGTTGTAAACTTCTTCAAAGATGTATTTGAAAATCCAAAGAAGTATATAGACCAACTAGCTACTGCAATTAAAAATAACTTAATAGAAAGAGTTAATTCTGCTATTAAGGCTTTTGGATTTTTAGGTGATATTGTCAAGAATGTATTTACTGGCAACTTTGAAGCAGCAGGAGAGTCAGCTAAATTGTTTGCTAAAGAAATGGTAGATGTTGCTACTGGAGTTAACAATGCTTTTGATAGAACAAGTAAGGCGGTTACAGAGTTAGCAGATGAAGCAGGAGACTATTTTGCTAAAAAAATAAAACAAGCTAAGGATTTAACTGATGCTACAAATGATGCTGTAAAAGCAGAAGCAGAAATGCTTAACACAATTAAAGAAACAGAAATTGCAGCAGAAAAACTAAGACAAAAACGTGATGATGAAACAGTAGCTATTCAAGACAGAATAAAAGCTAATGATGATTTATTAAAATTACTAGAAAAAGGGCAAAAGGATGAATTAGAATTAATAAATATACGAGAAAGAAAGATTAAAGCAGAACAGGCATTAGGTGTAAAAAATAACGAATTAGAGGCAGAATTAGTTAGATTAAAAGGAGAGAAAAAAGATATAGAAGAAAAATATACTGCTTTTGCTTCAGAGGGATTAGCTAATAGAAATGCTTTATTAAAAGAAGAAGTAGCCATAAATAAGTCTATTTTAGAAAATGAAAATAAATTAGGCTTAGATAGAAAGAAGGCTACTTCAGAACTTATAAAAGATGAAATTGAAAAGTTAGAGGTAAAGAAAAAGATATTAGAAGAAGAAAGTCAACTAGAATTAAAAAGGTTACAAGATAATATAGATAAGACAAAGGCTGGAACTACTGCAAGAGCAGAAGCAGAAATAGCTTATAGTCAGAAAAAGAATGAGTTAGCAATTCAAGGTGAAGCGTTAGATAATCAAATACAACAAGCACAATTTAAAAGAAGTACAGATGTTTTAGAAAGATTAGTTAATGACCAGAACTTAGAATTTGCTTTTAGGCAAGATGCATTAAATAAAGAGCAACAACAATTAGATGAAGCGTTATTAAATAAGTTAATAAGCCAAGACGAATATAATGTAAAGTATAAAGAACTAAGCGACAAAAGACTTGCTATTGATGCAGAAGAATTAGCTGCTCAACAATCTTTACAAGAAAGAAAGAATGCATTAATTAATGCAGGTCTAAATTTCTTACAAGCAGCTACTGGCGAAAATGAAAGAATAGCTAATATTATATTTACTATTCAGAAAGCATTAGAAATAGGTAGGATTATTTCTACAACTGCTTCAGCTATTGCACAAGTTAACGCAGGTGTAGCAGCGGTACCAGCAGTATTGCCTCCTGGCGTTCCAAACCCAGCTTTTCCTGCAGCAGTAGGTTTAGGAGTTAAAAAAGTAGTTGGTTTAAAAATTGGTGCGGCAACACAAATAGCAGAAATAGCAGGTGCAACAATAGCAAAATTCAAAGGTGCGTCTGGAGGTTCGGTTGCTGGGTCTGCTCCAGTTTCAGCATCTGCTCCACTTACACCACAAAGACCAGAAACGGCTACTACAAACTTATCTGCTCAAACTATTAATGCAATAGGTAATCAAGCTATTCGTGCCTATGTAGTAGAGACAGATATTACAAGCAACCAAAAAAGAGTACAAGCTATAAAACAAAGAGCAAGGTTTAGTTAAGTGATAAACAATAGATTAAATTAACATTTACGTTTATGGATTTACCAGTATATGAACTAATGATTAGTGACGATTTACAAGACGATGCAGAGGTAAACTTTGTTTCTCTAGTAGACAGACCAGCTATTCAAAAGAATTGGAACGCTTTTAATCATAAAGTTAAGTTTAACACCGATGAAGAAAAGCGTGTTATTTCTGGTGCTATTATGTTGGCTGATACTCCGATTTTTAGGAGTGATATTACTCATGGCGATTACTATGTTGTATTCTCTAAGGAAACTATTTTTAAAATAGTGCAGAGGTATTTCAAGAAAGGTTATCAAGCTAATGTAAATATCCAGCATAATCAGAACGAGCAGCTAGAAGATGTTTATTTGTTTGAATCTTTTATTAGTGATAAGGAAAGAGGTGTTATGCCTATGAAAGGTTTTGAAGATGCTCCAGATGGTTCTTGGTTTGGTTCTATGAAAGTAGATAATGACTATGCATGGAACGAAGTTAAGGAAGGAAACATTAAAGGGTTTTCTGTTGAGGGAGTGTTTGAATATGCAAAGGCTGAAAGGAAAGAGGATAGGATTTATAATGAGATAAAGAAAATTTTAGCACAGGTTAAGTGATAACTATTTAAACAAATAAACATATAATAACATGAACGCAGTAGAAGCAATTAAAAACATTAGGGCATTATTTTCTGATATGCCAGTTCCTATGCCACAGGATGAAGTAAAGGTAGAAGAAGAAAAGGTAATGATGGCTGAATACGTTTTAGAAGACGGAACTAAAGTAATGATTTCAGCACTTGAAGTAGGTGGTGAGGTTGTTCTTGAAGATGGTTCACCTGCTCCAGATGCAGAACATAAACTTGCAGATGGTCAAGTTATAGTAACTGAAGGTGGAATTATCAAAGAAATTAAAGTAGAAGAAGAACCAGCAGTAGAGATTGAAGTTGAATCTAAAAAAGATGAGAAAATGGAAGAAGTAGAAGCTAAGCTATCTGCTTTGGAAAAAGAGAATGAAGAACTGAAATCTAAACTTGCTGAATTTGAAAAGAAGGCTGCACAAGGTTTCTCACAAGTGATTGAGTTGATTGAAGAAATCGCAAAAGTTCCTCAAGCAGACCCAATGGAAAAAACACAGTCTTTTAAATTTGAATCTACTAAAGACATCAAGTTTGATAGACTAGCTAAATATCGCAACGCAATTTTAAACAATAAAAACTAAGAAAAATGGCATTTAATGTTTCTGCACTCGCAGACTACACAGAACAGAACGAAGCCCTACTTGTAACAAGTTCGGTTCTCGGTGCTAAGACTGCCTCTTTAATTAAGAGTGCAGGTAACGTTATGGTCGGAGTTAAATCTTCAGAGACCATCAATATCATGGACACAGACGCAGTTTTCCAAGCTGGTGGCTCATGTGGTTTTAACGCTTCTGGTTCTACTTCATTCACACAAAGAACTGTGACTGTTGGTAAAATCAAAGTGAACGAGGCTCTATGCCCTAAAGATTTGGAAGCTAAGTATCTTCAGAAGGCTTTGCCTACTGGTTCAATGTACGATGCTATTCCTTTTGAGCAAGAGTTCACAGACAAGAAAGCTAAGCGTATTGCTTCTCAACTTGAGATTGCGTTATGGCAAGGCGATTCTGCTAGTGTGAATGTTAATCTCAATAAATTTGATGGGCTTGTTAAGCTCATAGGGGCGGCTTCTGGAGTTGTAGATGCTAACACTTCTACTTACATCTCTGGTGCTCCTTTGTCTAGCATTTCTGCAGCTAACGTAGTTTCTATCTTTGATGGTATCTACAAGGCTATCCCTGCACAGATTGTTTCTGAAGATGATGTGCATATCTTCTGCGGTATGGATGTATTCCGTACTTACACAATCGCTTTGAAGAACGCTAATATGTTCCACTATACTGTAGACGTTAAGGCTGATAACGAGTTTATCCTGCCGGGCACTACTATTAAGGTTGTAGCGGTTCAAGGTTTGAACGGAACTAACAAGATTTACGCTATGCGTTTGTCTAACTTGTTCTTGGGTACTGACCTTTTGAATGAAGAAGAAAAGTTTGAAATCTTCTACGCAAAAGAAGCAGACCAAGTACGTTTCGTAAGTGAGTTCAAGATGGGTGTTAACATCGCCTTCCCAGACGAAGTAGTTAAGTTCGCATACTAATTATATAGGGGGTGAAATATCCCCCTACTTTTTAACTTTATAAATTATTCAAAATGGCTTGTGCTTTAACACAAGGTTATGTTCTAGATTGCAAGGATTCACTCGGTGGTATAACTGAAGTGTTGTTCATTGCTAAGCAAGACGTAACCGCAACAACAGAGGCTTCTGGAGTTATCACAGCTATTACAAAGGCGGCTGGTAAGAAGTTCTACAAGTATGAACTTGTAAAAGAAACTTCTAACTTTGTTGAGAACATCAATGCTTCAGTAGAGAATGGTTCTATTTTCTATCAGCAAGAGTTGACTGTTATTCTTAACAAACTACAAGCAAATACTCGCAATGAGATTTTGCTTTTAGCACAGAACCTTTTATTAGCTATTGCAAAAGATAACAACGGAAAGTATTGGTATTTAGGACAAACTAGAGGACTAGACATTACTGCTGGTTCTGGTGGTTCTGGTACTGCAATGGGAGATAGAAGCGGATATACTTTGACCTTTACAGGCAAAGAACCTGCTCTTGCTCCAGAAGTTCAATCTTCAATCATTACTGGTCTATTATCGTAAGCAGTTGGTTTAGTATAATTAGCCCTTGCAAGTGCAGGGGCTTTTTTTGTTAATTACCTTTCCTTTCAGCATTTATATAAGAATGATACAATTAACGAAAGGAGTAACGCAGTACATCTATTTAACCTTAACGGAGAAGGAAACTTTAACCGACCCTAATTACTTATTCGTATTTAAAAATAGGTCTACTAATAACGAAGTAAAGTTTGTTTTATTGAACGCTGCAGACGTATCACAATATAAAGATAGATACAATAAATTCAGTTTAAAGGTAGATAAATACTTTTCTAGTAAACCTAGAGGGCAGTACACATATTCTGTTTACGAGCAGACAAGTTCTGCTAACCAAGATACTACTGGACTAAATGAGTTAGAAAGTGGCATAATGTGGTTAAATGATGCAGAGAATGTTTATACTGAATATCAGACTAACGATACATTTAAAGTAAGACAATGAACGGAGAGAATTTTATATTAGTACAATTTGCAGAGGCTAAGCAACCCGAATACAGAGAAAAGAAGAAAGAGGGTTACATTGAGTATGGGGAAAAGAACGATTATCCTTTGTACTTAGTAGAGTTGTTTAACAAGTCTGCAAAGCACAACGCTATTGTCAGAAATAAAGTACACTATATCTGCGGAAATGGTTGGACTGGTAATGAGCAGTTTATAGAGAAGCCTAATAGGTCTGAAAATCTAAACGACCTAACTAGGAAAATTTCTATGGACTTAGAATTATTTGGTGGGGCATATATTGAGGTTATTTGGGGTTTAGGTAAGGTAGCTGAAATGTGGCATATTGACTACACTAAAATCAGAACCAATAAAGATAATACGCAGTTTTGGTATAAAGAGAACTGGAAAGATTACAAAGAGAAGTTAGAATACGTTTATCCTGCTTTTAACCCAAAGGTTCAAGAAGGAAAACAGATTATATACCTAAAGGAATATAGACCAAATATAGGCGTTTATTCTTTGCCTGT